CGCTGTAGGACTTTCCTTCCAACTCGGGGATTTCCTTCTGGAGCGCAGCGTAGAACTCGGGGTTCCACGCCCTGTGCATCACGAGGCGGTCGAAGAACTCGTGCGCTGGTTCAAGCTCCTCCCGAATGGCGTCGATGTATTGCACCACCGCCATCATGTCTTGGTCGCCGCTCGCCAGGCCCTTCGCGAAGCTCTCGTCTTTCAGCAGGATAGCCGGCACATCCGAAGCGGCGGCGCAGTCGCTGATGATGTTGTCCCGAGAGACGGTCAGCGGGCCTTCGAGGTTTTGCAGGTTGATCGACTCGATTGCCTCTTCCGGGTCGATCTGAAGGACGTTGTTCGTCTGCGCCTCTTGCAGGAGCGAGCGCTTCCACGATCCGACCTTTTCCATCATTCGATTGATGACGGAGCCGGCCTGCTTGATTTTCGCGATCAGCAGGCCCGCTTTCGTGGCAACCATGTCATTGACGATCATGGTGCGAATGAAAGACTTCAGCGGGTACAGCGCACGCAGAAAGACCGAGCGCCCCGAAAAGCTGAAACTGGACGATTGATAGTCCAGATAGATCGGCGTTCCATTAAAAAGCACAACGGACCGCGATTTGTGGTAGGGCTGGCCGGCTGCCGTGATGTCCATGAACGATTTCTGGAAATCGGGCGCGTTCGGGTTCTGGTTCGTCACCATCGACCCGGACAGGTTCAGCGGGTCGAAAATGTTGATGTACAAGTCTTCCACCTTGTACAGGTCATCCAGCGGGATCGGTACGTCCGTGGGGTAGGTCGGCGAGCCGTAGACCAGGGCGCCTACGCCGTAGGCCCGGGAGACGTGCGCGAGGTCGCGGATGTAGCGTGTGGCCTGGAGCTTCTTCCACTCCTGCCAGTACGCTTTCACAAGCTGTTCCTCGGCGGCGCAGGGGACGTTGATCTTGCGCTTCTGGCCCAGCGCCAGGGCGACAGGCTTCTCAACGATCTTCGCGCCCAGCGGGTGCAATGCCCATATGTCCTTGCACAGCTGGTAGCTCGCGCTGGCGCCCGGCACCATGTCGGGGGCATTGAGGATGCCCATCAGGCCCGTGGTCAAGGCCGTGCTGTTGACTTCGATGATGCTCATGGGTGGATTCTCTCAGGTGCCCGACCGTGATCCTAGCCTAGCTCGCTCACATCAGCGAGGGTGAGCGCAACACCGTAGGTCACGCAGTCCAGCAGATCATCGGGGCGCTTGTAGGCGTCTTTGTCCGCCAGGCGGAATGTGGTGACCTGATGCCACATGTGATTCTGCGTGCGCCCCTTCCACGGGATCACCTTCTCAAAGCATGGCGCGGCGATCTTGAATTCGCGGCGGTAGATCGGGCTGCCGGCGATCATGGCCCGCTCGTCCTTGCCCTTCTCCATCAGCTTTGCAGGGATGGGGAACATGGGCCACGCCTTGGCCTTGGCCTTTTGCAGCAACACAGCCCCGCCCGCCGCGTCCTCGACGTGTACGCCGAAGAATCCATTCCGAGCGCCGCACATGGCGGCCAGCTCCTCGCCGCGCGCCAGCACCCGAGGGGCCATGTGCTCAAGATTCGCGGCGTCGATGCTTTCCAGTTCATAGTCGAGCGCCACCAGTGATGGACGATGCCCCAGGCTGGTGAAGGCGAAGTAGACGACGCCAGTGCCATCATTCGTGGTACCCGACTTCACTGCGCAATCCATCACGGCAAAGACCACATCGCACTTGCGGGGCATGCCAACCGGCAGGCCATCATCCCCCAGCATCCATTCCGGACGAAAGAACGCTGATTCGCGCCAGCTCACGAACTCCGCGAGATATTCCTGACGGAACACCAGCGGGTGTTCAGACTGCCGAATCAGTTCCAATTCGTCGGGCGGGCAATACGGGCTGTCCGATGTCGGGGCATAGTGCTCCACGAACCCGAGTGACGGATCGTTGCAGGCCTGCCAGAAGAAATCATCCTGATCGTCCCCATACGGAGTCGAAAAGAACCAAGCCTCTCCCCTGGTGGTCAACAAAGTAGGGCGGATGGCCTGGCGCCACACATTCGCCATTTGCTTTCGCTTTGCGAATGCGATTTCATCGCCAGCAACCAGATGATATTCGCGCCCCCGACCAGCGAGTGGATTATCGTCTGTATGCCAGAAATCAACCTTACCGCCAGTCGCCTGGGGGCCGCGAGTAACTAGGCGGATCTTCCCCCGATTGGCGTCGGATGACTTGATCGCCGGCTGCAAAGCCTCGCGAAGATCGTCATACGGTTCTTTCCATTGCGCGGCCTCAGGGGTGAATATGCCGGCGTTGCGACCCTTCATGCCAGTGTCACCCACAAGGGTGACCAGCATCTTGGTCTTGCCCCACCCGCCGGCCGCATCTAACAACGTTAAAGCGGCCCCTCCTTTCCCAAACGCGGACCTGCCCGGGGTGGAAGGTCGGGAGAATGATCCTAGAGGCCATTAGATGGTGCAACCTTCGTGATATTTTCGCTTTGCTTCCACGTAGGCTTCGTGCGCCTCAATGGCGGTTGCAAATCTACCTATGAATTTCCTGCTTCCGTCAGCAAGGCGTATTTCCGACCTAAATCCGCCTCGCTCATTATCGATTCCAGCGCCCAACAATCCTGTTCTATTGAACGGCATCGGGGATCGAATATTCTGCGAATTCACTCTGCTGGAAACGGAACGCAAGTTATCAAGCCTGTTATTCAGTGGATTGCCGTCCCAATGGTCGATAATTTTAGGCCATTCGCCATATGTCAGCAGCCATGCAATTCGATGTCCCCTATATATCTTGTAATTTATTCCTATCAGATAGAGCCATTTTTTGGATCTTCCGATCCCTTTACTTGCCTCGAAAGGGCCGCCGGCTCGCGTTCCGGAAACCTCTCCACCTCTTGAAACGCGCCATGTGAAAGACCCGGCTTCCGGGTCGTAATCAATGAGCTTCTTCGCTTCCTCATAGGAGATCAGATCAGCCATGTCTCATTGTATGGCCGTTTTACCGTAGGGGGAAGACTACTTCGGCAGGCCGCCTTCTACGATGAAGTCAGCCCCGTCATCCTCGCCACCCGAGCCCGGCCGGAATGCTTCTTTGTTGGCGGACAGCAGATTCAGTCCCACGCTCGCGTGAGTCCGAACGATCTCGCCCAGCCACTCGACCGTCTTCATGGAGACAGCTGACTTCAGCGGATCCGCGTCTCCGACCTTCTGAACCTCTTCGTTCGCGATGGCCGCCAGCCGGTGCGCGGTTTTCATGCCCAGGGCCGCGACTTGGACGGTGCTCATGCTCAGTTGACGAAGTTCATCAATCAGGTCCACGGCCACGATCCGTTGCGATACGGGAAGAGCCTTAAGAGCCAGCTCTGCCGCAAGCACCTGATTCACAACATCTTTTACATGCTCGGCCGGTTTCGCTACTCGTTTCGAAACAGCTGATTTCGAAACGCCGTACTCTCGCGCGAGGTCGGCGGCCCTCTCTCCTGATGCGAGCCTCCGTAGCAGCTCATCCCATTTGGCGGCGGAAAGATTCGAAGGGCGACCCATGCCGCGATTCTACGGTCCAGCGCCTGGGATCCGCCAGAAGGGCGACGGCTCGGGCTCGGCGTCGATCTTGCGACGGAGCCAGTCCACGCCGCCTAGGCGCTCATACTTGGAGCGCTGGTCGTTCGTCAGGCGGGCGATGATGCGAGCCTGCAAGGCCTTTTCGGCAGCTGCCTGAGGGCGGCCCCGGCGCTTGGGATGTTCCGGGGCTTGCATCAGGCGATCTCGCGCTGGAACGCCAGGAAGGCCTTCCACCAGCGGCGGGCGCACTGTTCGAGCGTGTTCTCGCTCGCCATGAGCGTGACGCCCATGAAGCAACCGCCCTCGCAAATTTGCTTGTGGTCCCAGCCGTTGCCGGTGACGCGGATGTATCCGCCTTCATTCGGGCAGCTGAAGGTGATTTCGCCGAAGGTGCGGGACTTGATCGTGAAGTGGGCCATGCTGCTCTCCTGGTTGCTGCTCTGAACCTCTCAGCGCATTGGATTAATGTACGACATCAATCCACGGAGCGCAAGCACTTTTTGTCAGCCATCAAACCGAGATCGTGAGATCGACGGTGATCACGTGCAGAGGCGCTTCAAGCCATATGGGGGTGAACTCGAACGCGGCGCCCGGCCGGCGTTCGATGCCATGGATCCACCCGAAAGGTACAGGCCGACTCCCACCGATGTACATGGAACGCCGAGCCATGCTGCGTTCGGCTCGGCGCTTGTGCTTGCGCATGCTGAAGCTCATGGCCGATCAGGCGTCCAAGGCCTGCTTCAGTTCGGTGATGGCGTCAGCCAGGTCCTCTTCCCTCTTCTTGAGAATCCAGTCGCTCCCAGCACGGCCCACCTCTTCTTGAGTCGATTTTGACGTGTGGAAGTAGTCGATCGCCCGGCAGATGACGGCGGCGAACAATTCGGCATCGGTTTTTTGCATGATGGATCTCGTTGGGTTGAAGGCGAGCCTCAGGCGACCCGGGAGGACGCAGCCGCGTGCTCACGCTGGATCTTGTCAATCAGACAGATGACAGCCCAGTTCACCGGGGTCCGGCGGACCACCAGCGTGTTGGAGCCGACGATCATCCGGGTTTCGTTGTCGGCGTCCAGGTGATCGAGGACACCCACCGGGGTGGGAAATCCCGTCGCGCTGGAGCTGATAATCGTGGTGGTTGCCGTGCTCATGATTGCCTGGGGTGAAGTTGAAGAAGGATCGCCATCGGGGGCTGCGCGCCTCACGCACTGCCTACCTCTCGGCCTTACGCTCGTGGAGCGCTGGCGATCTGCCCTTAGCAGCCCTACCTTGACGCGTGGGCTGCGGACACGCATGAAACTTGCGACGGTTTTGCCCCCGCCGCACACCGCAAGGCGCGATGGACTGATGGGCTGCCCCGGGGGACAAGCCATCCTATCGCAATCGCGCCCAGCCAGCGATCAGGAGAAGGCGACGGTCACGGAAACCGGGGTCGGTTGCAGATTCGTCGCCGTGCCGCTGAAGGTCACGGCAGTGCCCACCACGTCGCCGGCCGCCGACAGGGCCGAGACGGTGCCGCTGAAGCTGCCAGGCGCCACGCCTGTGAAATCGATCTCGACCTGGAAATTGCCGGAGGCATCGGGCGTCGGGAAGCTGGACACCGGGATGGGGGTGCTGGTCTGCGTGTTGCCGGCGGCATCGGTGATCGAAGCATTGAGGCTGGCAACGGTGGCGCCGGAGGCAACCGAGACGAGCGACATGGCGACGAGAAGGCGGACGGTTTGGGACATCGGAACTCCGTTGGAAAGTAGGGGCAGCATCGTCGCCATGCTGCGGTACCGGCCTATTCACTGGCGACTGCGCCGGAAAATGTTGAGGGTGACCGGTGCTGATCTCCGGCTTGTGCGCATGGTCGGACCCGGGATCCACACATGACAGCGGGCGAACCCCCCGCCTCCACTCGCGCATTCACCCTCAAGTCTGGAACCCTCCCCTCGCAGGGATTGTCTCGGTGCTACCCGCTAACCCAGCCTATGCATCGGCAGGGGGCTGCATGGGAGTTGCCGTCTAGAGTTCCAGACTTGAAGGCCCGGCCGCCGCTTGCGCAGCCAATACCGGATCTTCAAGGGATTCATAAGCGGCCGGCTTGACAGGCCTAGATACCGCTTACTTCACCTCGGCATGTTCCACGCGACCCCCAAGGATAGGGCTGCCGTATTGTCGCTATGCGCCGATTCGGGCGTCACCCCGTACCTTCGACCTTCATTCGCCTTCTTCAGTTGTTCAGTAGCCGTAGCCGTCGCCGTCGCCGGAGCCGTCGCCGGAGCCGTCGCCGGAGCCGTCGCCGTAGCCGGAGCCGTCGCCGTAGCCGGAGCCGTAGCCGTCGCCGTAGCCGTCGCCGGAGCCGGGGCCGTAGCCGTAGCCGTAGCCGGAGCCGGAGCCGGAGCCGGAGCCGGAGCCGGAGCCGTAGCCGGAGCCGTAGCCGTCGCCGTCGCCGTAGCCGTAGCCGTAGCCATAGCCGTCGCCGGAGCCGTTACTCACGGCGGCGGCTTCGGAATCGATCAAAGCGCGGTCCACTTGGCGGCCTCGCAATCCACGGCGGCGACCACGGCGAGGGCGTGCAGCCGGACGGTTCCCATTTCATCCAGGACCGTGGCCTTCTTCGGCCCTTCCTTCGCCAGTTCTCCGAGGCCCTTGGTGGTACCCCAGCGACGGATGCACTTGGCATTCGTGATCGTGACCTGATCGCCGGCCGCTTCGACTTCGCCGACGAACACCCAGCCGCGCTGGGCGATGATGATCTGCTTCATGTGCTTTCCTGATTGAGTCCGATACGGTGTGCATCGGGTGAATTCAGTATCGCCACTCCGACACATTGAGTCAAGGACTTTTTACAAAATTCCCTTCCGTTGCAGTTTCGCCAGCGAGCGAAAGTGACCCATACACCAGTCCAGATCCAGCGCCTCTCGGGTCATGCCCGTGGACAGCTGACCATCATAGGCGGCATCGCAGCGAGTGCAGGCGTAGGCCCCGGCGATGTCGTCGGCCTTGTCGCCCATGCCTCGCCCGCCAGCGCCCAGACGCGCACCCCATCGAGCATGGGACCAGATTGTCTTTGCTGGATCGTGACTACAGATCCCGACGTAGCGGACGCTGCACTCCTCGCCTCGGGCGCTTTCCCGGATCTTTCGGCCACGCGCCTCCATGGCACTCGGGGTCGGCGGAACGCGCGACGGAAGGGCGGGACGAGCGATGGGCGGCGCAGATCCCATTGCCTCGGCCATCCAGGTGGATGGCGCGGGATCGCGCGCACGCACTTCGCCTTCGAACTGCTTAGCCGGCCTGGCGGGAGGACGCTTCCAGCTCATGCCCTACCTCCATGCTGCTCCCAAGCACTCCAGTCCATGGTCTCGAATTCCACTCCGAATTCCGTGACACCCCAAGCGAGAACCTTTTCAAGATATTCACTCATTTGCTTCACGGATAATTCTGTTGTTGACCTCAGCACCCGGCGAACCTTTTTCCGCTTGTCGGTGATTTCTGGCTGGCCCGGCATCGTCACCACTTCTTCGAAACGATATCCGAGAAACAATCTCT